AATAGCAACCCCATCATCGTGTCGTCTTGGTATCGATGCGAGGCTCTAAACCGTGCTGTGGGGAGTAAGCCAACCTCTGCTCACATGACCGGATATGCCATCGACTTCACCTGTCCGACAGCGGGAACACCACAGCAGATTGTTGCCGCGCTTATCAAGTCGAAGGTTCCCTATGACCAAGTGATCCATGAGTTTAATTCTTGGGTGCACATTTCATTTGACCCAAAGATGAGAGCGCAGGCTTTGGTGATAGACCAAGATGGGACTAGGAGCTTCGCATGAGAGATTGGTGGGAGGCTTGTATCTACTTGGTCATCCTTGCCTGGGCCGCATCGACGATCTACATCATCTGCCTCACATCATGAACGGCATTGACGTTGACGACATTGACCCATTCCATCCGTCGCTGATCAAGAGCCAGAGCATTGCGCTCTGCATGGTCAGAGACAAGATGGAACGATACATATCCAAGGGCCGGACGCTGGAAGCCCAAGGCTGCAAGACATCGCTGCGCATCATGTGGCAGTGCTTTATGGAATATCCAGCAGTAGATACAGGATGGGGTGAACTATGAACTGGATTGATATTGTCAAAGGCGTTGCTCCAACGGTAGCAAGCGCGTTGCTTGGGCCTCTAGGCGGCGTTGCTGTGTCAGCCATAGGCAATGCCCTTGGTATGTCCGAACCCACTCAGGATGCCATTGCCAAAGCCTTCACAGACGGCCAGATCAAGCCGGAAGATTTGGCGAAGATCAAACAGCTTGAGATTGAGTTCAAGACCCATGAGAGCGAGATGGGCTACAAGTACGCCGACCTTGCTTTCAAGCAGGATCAGTTGGCCGTGGGCGACCGGGACTCAGCACGCAAGGCTAACGTGTCAGGCGGTGCGCAGATGCCCCTGTTTTACCTTAGTCTAGTGCTATTGGTAGTGACGCTGGGTTGTGAAATCGCGGTGCTATTCCTGGGCTACCCAGCTACCACATCTGAGATGGTTGTGGGCCGAATCCTCGGCCTGATGGATGCCGTTGCCATGATGGTGCTGGTCTACTGGTATGGCTCCAACAAAGACTCTGCACGCAAGACCGAGATGCTAGCGAATTCCCAGCCACTGAAGTGATTTGCCCATTCACCCAATTCGGGTTATAATTTCCGTCAGGCGAGTGCTGTAGCAGCATCGGTCAACCATATTGGAGTATCGATGGCCTACGTTATGACATTCTCGTCCCTTCAGGAGGACCTTCGCCGATACCTGGAGCGCGGGTTCACATCTGAGAGCGACCCCATTGTCTATGACCAACTCCCCCGCCTGATTAACTTTGCAGAACGCAGAGTAGCCCGTGACCTCAAGGTACAGGGGTTCATCCGGGCAGTCCAGACTCCTCTGACCATTGGCTCAGCCGTCCTTGAGAAGCCCGACCGTTGGCGGGACACGGTCTCCATGCACACCCAAGGCCAGCCCCTATACGCACGCAGCTATGAGTACCTGCGCTCTTACTGGCCGGATGAGGCGGCAACGGGGACGCCTGAGTTCTACGCGGACTACGACTACAACCATTGGTTGATAGCACCCACCCCTGTGGCAGCATCCACCCTTGAAATCATCTACTACGAGATGCCCCGCCTGTTGGATGATGATTCCCAGACCAACTGGCTCACGGACTATGCACCCAATGTGCTCCTGTATGCGGCGCTGCTCGAAGCCACCCCATTCCTGAAGAATGATGAGCGCATAGGCACCTGGCAAGCAATGTACTCCGCTGCCGCTGAGGCACTTAACGGAGAAGATATGAAGAAGGTTCTTGACCGAACCGCAATGCGGAGTGATGCATAATGACAACCTATGTGGATACTTTCGGGGGCGCCAATATCTACCCAAGTGAGATCAGCTACAGTGCGCTGAGTCTGACAGCAGATGTAACGCTTGCGTGGCCAGAGGAGACATCGGCCTCTAGCAACTTCGCAACGCGCATCATGGATGTGTCGTCCAATGCTGACACGTGGGTGATTACGCTGCCTGCTGCTACAGGCGCAGGAATAGGTGAAACCATCCTATTCAACAACCAAGGTGCTCACACAGTCATTGTGAACAACTCCGCAGGTACCGCTGTGGCCACGCTGGCTGCTGGGAGCGCCTGGCAGGTTTACCTGACGGACAATACTACCGCTGCGGGCGTCTGGGCCACATTCCAGTACGGGGCATCGGTCAGTTCTGCCAATGCAGCGGCCCTAGCGGGCACAGGCATTGTGGCTGTGGGCACACTGCTTTCCCAGTCAACTCCTATTTCGTCTCTGGGCACTAACTACACTGCAGCCAGCACCGACCGTGCTAAGTTCTTCGTCTGGACAGCGGCAGGTGGCACCATCACGCTCCCCGATGCTGTGGCCACGGGTAACAACTGGTTCATCTTGTTCCGCAACAGCGGCTCAGGAGCGGTGGTGCTTGACCCCACAGGCTCACCCCTCATTGACGGGGAGACCACCAAGACCTACCAGCCAGGTGAGTCCTCCATCATTGCAACCGATGGGGCCAACTACTATACGATGGGCTTCGGGCAGTCGTCGGTGTTTGCCTTCGATTACACCTCCATCGCAGTAGCCGGTACGGGTACCTACACACTTGCCGGCACAGAGCTCAACCGAATTGTGTACAAGTTTACAGGGGCTCTGACAGGGGCTCGTGAGATCATTGTGCCCGCTACCGTCCAGCAGTATTGGGTGGACAATGAGACCACCGGCGCTTACACATTCACCATCAAGACTGCGCTGGGCACGGGCCTCACACTGGCCACAGGTGAACGCGCCATCATGTACTGCGACGGTACCAATGTGCTTGATGCAGACACTGCAGGCGTCTCCATTCCAGTTACTGTTATTCAGGGCGGCACAGGGGCGACCACAGCATCCGGTGCGCGTACTAATCTTGGGGCCACATCTCTGGGTGACAGCCTGTTTACCGCAGCCAGTCAGGCGGCTGCTTGGTCAGCATTGGGCAATGCGCCTGCCGTCACTGGGGGCACATTCTAATGCCCATCTCCACCGTCGTCCTCAAGGCCCAACCAGGCATAAAGCGGGATGGTACCAAGTTTGATGGCGATTTCTACACCGACGGCCAATGGGTGCGCTGGCAACGCGGGCTGCCCCGCAAAATTGGGGGCTATCGCAGTGTATCTAAGTACCTGACAGAGTTGTCACGTGGGTTCACAGCTTATGCTATGAATGGGGATGTTTACTGCCACTCTGGGGGCACTAGTGTGCTTGAACGGTTCATTGTTGATTCCAACAAGAACAGCTCTGTCATCAGTGACCGCACCCCCACGGGTATCACAGCCTCCGCCTACAACAAGTGGATGTTCGAGACGATCTACGACTCGTCCACTACCGAGAATATGCTCATAGCGCATGTGGCTCCGAACAACAACTTTACGTCCAATGACACCGGTGGGCAGGTATTCGCAGGTGACCTGAGCACTACCGCTGCACTCACTGCAGTAGCCCTACCTGTGGGAGCAAACGCAACTGGCGGCATAGTGGCGCTTCACCCCTACCTGTTCTACTACGGAACAGCGGGCATTGTGGGCTGGTCAGTTGCAGGAACCCCTACAGACATGACCGCTGCAGGCTCCGGAGTTGCCCGTGTATGGGGCCAAAAGATCATCAAGGGGCTACCCCTACGGGCAGGCGCTGGCTCGGCCCCTGCGGGCATATTCTGGGCCTACGATGCGGTTATTCGCGCCACCTTCACCGGTGGAAGCACAGTATTCCAGTTCGACACACTGGCATCTGATTCTTCCATCATGTCAGCTGACGGCGTGGTAGACTTTGATGGTGTGTTCTACTGGGCAGGCGTTGACCGCTTTCTAATGTTCAACGGTGTGGTTCGGGAGATCCCAAACACCATGAATACCAACTGGTTCTTTGACGGCCTGAACCAAGCCTACCGCGCCAAGGTGTTCGCGTTCAAAGTTCCCCGCTATGGCGAAATCTGGTGGTGCTACCCACGGGGTGACGCTACTGAGTGCTCCCATGCAGTCATCTTCAACGTGCGAGAGAACTCCTGGTACGACACAACGCTCCCAGCGGACGGGCGCTCGGCAGCCGCTTATGCTAATTCCTTCTCAGCCCCCATCATTACGTCTGCTACTGTAGACACCTCGGGCTACAAGGTATGGATACACGAGCAGGCGCAGGACGAGATTGACGGCACAATGATTGCCCCGATTGACTCGTATTTTGAGACCTGCGATATTTCAGCAGTTGCTACCAAGGGGCAGAACAACCGCCTGCGTATTACCGCTATTGAGCCTGACTTCATTCAGTCAGGCAACATGACGGTACAGGTCATAGGGCGGGCCAACGCCCGAGCGCCTGAAGTCTACGGCACTGAAATCACCTTTCCTGACGCTGCCACCCAGCCATATGAAGAGATTGTGGTGTTGAAAGAACAACGTCGGGAGTTGCGCGTCAAGTTCCGTTCTAACGTCATCGGTGGGGATTACCAGATGGGGCAGATCATGGCTCACCTAGACACAGGTGACGGAACGGTGTTGGGATGATAGCCCAACCCAGAGGCCTGGACCTTAAGAGCTGGGCCGACTCGGTCTGTCTGGATTTAGGAGCACTAGGGATTGTAGGTAAGGTAGAGGGTGACAACTGGCAGGCGTGGGGCGCGCAGCTGTGCAACAACATTGACACAGTGGCTAACTTGCCTAACCCATATGGGTTTGAGAAGTGGGATGAGTGGGCCGAGCGGCTCTGCTCTGTGCTATGAAAGTGATAGGGTTTGAGCGGGAAGAGGAGGCAATCGCGTGGGCCAAGGAACGCCTCGGCATTGCCCGCCCAACCGGGTTCTGTAGAGCTATATCGGCGGTTGACAGTAGAGGAGAGTTTGTGCTGGTTGTGGTCTTGTCTAACTTCAGCAAGACGAACATCGACATGCACACAGCCGCTGTAGCAGGGGGCACCTGGGCCACACCGAAAGGGTCTATTCGAATGTTCAATTTCATATTCGAATACGCCTTCAAGCAACTCGGGGCGCTCAGAGTGACGGGGCTGGTACGAGCCTCTAACTGGGCGGCACGGAAGTTTGATGAGCACTTAGGGTTCACACTCGAAGGCATTATGCGTAAAGCGTTTGACGGGGATGACTTGTGCATCTACGGATTTTTAGATGAAGACTACGCCCTCCACAGCTGGGCAAGGGGTACATGATGGATAGACAAGAAGTACTGGCAATGGCCCAGCAAGACCCACGCTTTCAGCAGGCGGCAGACGCCATGGAGCAACAACTCGCAAGCGTACAGGCAACGCCTGAGCAGCTAGACGAACTCGCCCATACGCTTGAGTTTGTAATGGAGCATCCGGAGCAGTATGCAAAGATTCGCGCAGCTGCTATCGAGCGTGGATTCGCCCGCGAGCAAGACATCCCACAGGAGTTTGACCCCAAGTTTGTCATCGCCATGCTCCTGGCGCTTTACGAGCTTGAAGACCGGATGAGCGGTCAGCAAGAGCAGGCTCCCGAAGAGGTAGCCCCCATGCCCCCTGAGCAGCCGCAGATGGCCCGTGGGGGACTTGCGCAGCTGGGTCGTGGAGGTGACACCATGCTTGCCCATATAAACCCGAGAGAGGCCGAAGTGCTCCGGCGCATGGGTGGTTCTGGGGGCGTCAACCCCAA